TGAACCATCAGCATCAACAAAAGCTAAACCATCAGAACCATTTAATGTATGTAATCCAAATCTTCCTGTACCATTTTCAAAAAATGTTAATTTTGCTGCTCCACTTGTGCAATCTAAATTTATAAGTGATGAGCTAGAATCTTTTACAATAAACTTGCCGTATGCTGCTGGATTTGTTAAACCCACCCCAACATTCCCTGAAGAATCAATACGCATTCTTTCATTATTAGCACCATTACTATTTGTTTTGATAATTAAATCTTGACCTACAGCAGTTCCGATACTGGTAGAACTAGATGATGAAAATGCAAAAAAGTCAAACTGTGAACCACGACCTAATAGTATTTGACCACCATTTGTTGCTCTAATATCTAAAGTTTTATAGTTAGAAGAATTTGTAGGAGTACAACCAATTCCAATATTTCCTGAAGAATCAAACCTTGCATACTCTGTTGTGCTACTTGCAGTAAATCCTTCAAAAGCTATTTGACCATTACTAGCATTATTTCTTGAAGATATTTTAGTGATACCTGAAGCTTGTTGTATTTTTGATTGTCTTCCTGTTTCATCACTTTTCTTTAATGTAAGCAATGGTGAGGTATCTGATATTTCAATATCACCACTATTGATAGTTCCTATGTTTATAAGGTTTCTGGAATTATCAATAACAGTAGATGCACCAACTTTATAAGATGCAGATGTAACTGTTCCAAAAGTTGATGTGCCTGTAGATGTGATTGCACCACTAGAGATAGTTGAATTGAAAGTTGCAGCACCTGCATTAGACATATCAAGGGTAAGAGCAGTAACGCTTGAGCCACCATCATTACCAGTAAATATAATATCGCCATCAGAAGCATTATTTGTAAGATTAAGATTGCTACTAGCCATACTTAAGAAGCCAATAAAACTTCCTCCATCTTTAAATAAAATATCTCCACCATCAGCATCAAGAATAATGTCATCAGCAGAATCAATAATGATGTTTTCGTTTGCACTTCCTGCTATGAGTAAATTATCATCAGCATCATCACCAATAGAATGACCATCTCCAAAAGTTATATTGCCTGTAAAGGTGGCATTATTATCAGTACCTAATATAAGAGTTGCTGACGGATTATTGTAAACTCCTGAATATGACTGACCTGTGCTTGTAAAAAATCTTAAATCACCAGAATTATTTACACCAGTTCCTCTTGAATCAATAGAAGCAACAAATTTATTATCACTATCTTTAAATCCAATATAACCTTTTGCACCACCTGAAGATGAGTTTGTTCTTCTTATATTTATGCCTGCTGAAGCAGAATCTCCTCGTGTAGTTAAAGTGCCACTTGAAGTTATATTACCACTACTGATAGTTCCTATATTTGATATGTTTCTTGAACCATCTATCACAGTAGTAGAATTAATTAGTAAATTACCTACAGAAAGAGATTGTGATTGATTAGTTGTACCTGATTGAAATATTACTCTTTCAGTAGCAGTCAAAACTGTACCTGTTGGAGCAGAAGCACCTGTATCTGATCCATCATGTGTCCATGTTCCAGAATCATGTTCTACTATATAAATAGAACTAGAACCTGTAAAACTGCTAAATAGACCATAAAATTGAAATTCTGTAGTTGATACCTGTTTAACTAAAACTGAAGATGGTGCATTAACATTGTTTCCAAAATCATACTTTTGACAATCACCATAAAAACCACTTTGATTTGAATTATTGTTAGATGTTTTGAATCTAATTATAGTTTCTTGATTTTGTGCATCTGCTGCATTGAAGCCATTGTTAGAATGCACTTTAATTACTACAGTTCTTCCATTTTGTGCAATGCCACTAATTGTTCCAAATTTTATATATCTTCCAGAATTAGAACTTGTATCTGCAATACTGAAAATTTTTGGTGTCATTGTAGCGACACCTCTACTATTTAGATTTAGACTTGTTGCACTAATAGCACCACTAGAGATAGTTCCTATATTTGTCAGGTTTCTAGAAGCATCAATAACAGTTGTTCCTGCAATGCCAATAGTAGATGCACAATTTAATGTGCTGTTCATAGTTACGCTACCATTAAAAGTAGTTGCATTTGCATTGCTAACAGTTATAACATCAGCAGAGCCAGTTTCGTTCCTGATAGCAAATGTTTCATTACTTGTACCAACACTAAATTGTCTTGCAACTCCCTGTGTGTCATTCAAAAATAGTCTTGGATATGTGCCTGTGCTTGTTATACTTCCATTAAAGGTAGCAGTACCATTAGAAGCAATAGTTAAATCAGTTGTTCCTGATCTACCAATCCTAAAATCATCTTGAAACACATCCAGTCTATAAAAATCATAAGTGCCATCGTGATCTGCTGAAGTTTGTAATCTAATTTCACCACCCTCTGCATTACCACTAGCACCACCATGAATAGTGATTGTTCCATTTGTAGTGTCCGATACACCGACATTAATGTTGCCACTAGAGATAGTTCCTATTTCGCTTAGGTTTCCATTGTTAAACTCAAAGTTACCTGTATTAGTTATTTTTAGTCTTTCTGTTGTTGCTGTTTGTAGCGTAAGAAATGCACCAGAACTGTTTGATCTAATATCCAGACTTGTTCCGTCAAATTTTATATCAGCGTTACCTACTGAACCAGTAGGCACTAATTCAAACTCTGGAGTTGCAACACCAGATGATGATATGTTTCCAGAAGCTGTTATTGCACCACTATTGATAGTTCCTGATAAATGTAAATTTCTAAATTTAGCAGATGAATCTCCTATATCTAATGCACCACTTGTTGAAGCACCAGAACTATTTGTAGGGTAAAGGTTGTCATCGCCAATACCAATACCTACATTATCTCCATGAATAAATAAATTATTTGAAGCTACTACACCAATACTGCCAATAGCTGTAGCATCTTTATTAAACGAAATTATAGAGCCATCACTTGATTTTCTATTAAACTCTACAACATTATTTCCATCTCTTGTAAATCTTGACCTTCCAGAACTTGCAAACTCAACTCCTGCTGTATTTAATCCTGAACTTGTTTTTGAAACTAAGAAATTGCCACCAGAATTAAAATAAGAATCTCCTGTCGCACTTATTAAAACATCAATATTGTTAGCACCATCAAATAATGAAAGTTGCCCATCGCCTCCACTTGATAAATGAAACTTTGCTTTCCTTACATTATTTGAGTTACTAAAATATGCAATGTCTGTGCTTGTTGTAGCTGTTGCTGAAACATCTAATGGTGCTGATGGACTTGTAGTTCCGATACCAACTCGTCCTGAACTATCTATCCTCACCTTCTCACTTGAACCTATTGTAAACCTGTGGGCAGAAGCTGCACTCAACCTTAAAATGTTATCGCTGTGTGTATAAATGATTGCTCCTGCTGCTGTACTTGAAGCATCACCAAATCTTAGTTGTGTTTGTGTTGCTGAAAAAAACTGTACCCCTGTATCTGTTGAATGTTCTAAAGTTAATAAAGTATTACCATTAGATGGGTCTCTGCCAGATAAAGCAGCAGTTTGAACATGTAGAGCATTATCAGGACTTGTAGTTCCTATACCAACCTTTCCATCATTTTTTAAATTTAGTATATCTAATCCATTTCTACCAATAACTAAACTACCTGCTGAACCTACATTAGTAATGTTCCAAGTTCTATTAGTGTAAGTAGTATCTGCTGTATCTAGTATAATTGTTGGTCTGTTAGTAGTCTGTAATCCTATAAGAACATTATTTACTGAATCTGATGCACCACTAACAGTAGTAGATGCTACAACTTCTAAATTACCATCAGGACTTGCAGCTCCTATACCAAGATTTCCTGATTTTAATCTTGCTTGTTCAACCCCACCATCTTTAAAAATAAAATCTCCACCATCAGCATCAAGAATTATGTCTCCACCAACATCTAGTGTTAAATCGCCTGTACCTTTACTAGTTATTGAAGAACCATTATTAGCACCTGCATTTCTTTTAATTATTAAACCACCTGTGCTGTGCGTGTTATCACCAATCATATTGATTACTGCATCGTGATCTGTGACCTGTGGATTTGTGCTGATTTTTTTACCTAAATCAAACTGAACTGTGCTACTTGCTGATTGTGCTTCTTCTATGATTAAGAATTGTCTGCCTTGTATTGTTCCTGTTGTAGTAATACTTGTTTGCAAATTAGGATTAAACCACTCTAACTCATACGGAGCAGAACCAGATATATCAGCATCAACAGGGATTCTTAGAGCTTTACCACCTATAGAGCCAGAAGAAGGTACTGTAGCAGGAAGAGTAAATGAGCTATTAAATGTTGCTTTACCATCGGATGCAATACGAAGTCTCTCTGTGCCACCAGTAGTAAATCCTAGTATATCTGATGCTGCAAAAAACATACCAGTATTAGTATCATCAACATTTGAGAAAGTAGGATTGGAAGCACTTGATACTGCTGCTCTTATTAAAGCTCCATCTTCTGCTGTATTCATAGACTTAAATACATTTGTTGAAGTTTGGAATCTTCCAGTTGCACCTATTCTTACATTACCATTTACATCTAAAGCTACAGCAGGACTTGCAGTTCCTATACCAACGTTTCCTGCATGAGTAATTCTAACTTTTTCACCACCATCAGCGTTTGAAATTTGTAAATCAGGAGTTGCAGAGTCAGTAGCACCTAAAAAGTAAGTTTGATTACTTGCAGTTCTTGTTCCATTAAATCCTAAACCAATTGCAAAAGCTTCTCCGTTAGCTCCAAAATAACTTCTACCACCTGATACATTTAATTTTTGATTAGGACTTGAAGTTCCTATACCAACATTTCCAGATGCATTTACAATCATTCTAGTAGTGCCTTGACTCGTTAGGCTTGTTGCACCTGTATTGAAGAAAATATGTGAATTTGACGCTACAACAATACTTTCTCCACTACTTGAATTTATAACTAAATTATCAGACGCATCATCTCCTATTTGGTGTGAGTCCCCAAGAGTAATATCTCCTGTACTGGTTATTGCACCACTATTGATAGTTCCTATGCTTTGTAAATTATTACTATGAAAAGTCATAGTACCACCTGCATTTATAGTTAATCTTGCAGTTTCATTTGTTCCAAAGACTAAATTTCTTCCTGATGAGTTGTGGTATATATGCATTGCATTTGCATCTAAAGCAATAGCACCTGTATATCCTGCTCCTGCAATTCTTAGTTGACCTAGACTGCCACCAGTCATACTTATATTGTCGCTTCCTCCAATAGTTGAAGAAGCAGTTGCAGTTATAGCACCACTAGAGATAGTTCCTGTAACATTTATGCCTGATGTATTTACTGCAAGGCGTTGCTGTCCACCTTGATTAAATGTAATCGTATCACTACCTGCAAAAGTAATGTTGGTATTATCATCTGCATCGCCTTTAATTTTATCAAGTGCAATAGTCCCTACATTTAAAATATCTCCGTCACCAACGTCTAAACCATCTGCTGTAACTGTTCCTGTAACATTTATTTTATGAGAAAAATCAAACTCATCATTCGTTGCATCCCAAAGAATCGTTGCATCGTTACCCTGACTAACTGCATCTTGAATAGTTATACCTGCTCCATTTGCATTTGCAGAAGAATCACCTGTTGAGAAGTTTAGGGTTATGTTTTTATCTTTTACATCTAAGTTTGTGGTATCAATCGTTGTGGTTGTGCCTTGTACTGTAAGATCACCACCAACTATGAGGTTGTTGGAAAATGTATGATTCCCTGTAATAGTTGAATCTAAATTAAGAGTAACACTTCCAGAAGTTCCTCCACCATTAAGATTTGTACCTGCAACAACTCCTGTGATATCACCTACAGAAGAATCTGAACCTGCTCCTGTCGTTGAATCTACAAAGAAACTTTCACCTGTAATATTAATGGTTCTTGGTCTTGCCAATACTGCTTGTGCTGTAGCATTAGAACTATCAACTGCTCCATCTATAACAATGTAAAAGAAAAAGTCTTTTGAGGAAGAACCTGCAGGTACAGTTAAAGTTAGATTACCACTAGAGATTTCAAACAATCCAGATGAATTAATTAAACCCTGACCTGAAACTGTAAATGCTTCATTAGTGGTAAAGAAATTATCACTTTCTGTAAAAGTTTGTATTAAAAACTGTGTATTAGCATTTGTTATAGAAGTTACTCTTGATGCTCCAGAAGTAAAAGAAGTTCCTAGAGCTTGAAGTTCTGTTTGTGTCCCACTACTTTGAGAGTTTTCCGTTGATTGCATCAACTTCATTTGAATTTTGTTTGGTATCTCAGCAACTGCACCACTTAAAGCACCACTTGACGTATAACCTTTTAACACACCATTAAATCTTGCTTTTACAACTATGGTGTGATCTTGACTGGTACTTGTATCTGAATTGGTAAGGGTAATTTTTTGCACATCTGTACTTGTTAAAATCCTTGTATAGTCGCTTGTAGATGTTCCTAATCCTTGTGCAATATTTGTTACACCTAACCCTGTGAAACCTGTAACAGAATCAAATACCTGACCACCATCGGTTGTGAATATATTTACCTTTGAAAGTTCAACAGTACCATCAGATAAAACCCTAAATGGTGCATCGGTGAGGGTGGCACTCCCTGCTGTAAGGATTGTTTGTGAACCTGTACTTCCAGAAATATTTACAGTTCTTGTTCCTGCTCCGACATTTATTTCTTGTCCAGTTTTTACAGTTCCAGATATGGTTGCATTTTCTGCTGTCAAAAGACCTGTTTGTGTAACTTGAAAAGGTGCAGAGGTTGGTGTATTTAGATTACCTGCATAAATCCTTAAAGAGTTATGAGAACCATCAAGAACACCTACGTTTGGATGTGTACCTGCAACAATCCTTGTATCAGTTTGAATATCTGTACCTGCCACTTTTGCAAATGAACCATTTACTTCATTAGATGCAGTTCCAACTTTGTTGAAGTATGAAACTGGTACAACTCTAAAATAGTAAGTAGTCCCTGCATCTAATCCATCTTCAACTCCAAAACTTGCTTGTTGCACAACATTCGGTGCTGCAGCAATTGTTCTTACAAGATTACTATTAGTCGCTTGACCTGTTGTAAAAGAGCTTGTGGCTCTATGTATGCGTATTTCTCGCAAGTCTGAAGCGTTAGGGTTAGTCCATGAAAGACCTATGTGGAATGGCTTATCTTGAACTCTTGATAAATCTGAAATAGTAGCAGGTGTATCAGCACCTCCTGTAGCAATAGATATTTCTGATGTTTTATCACTAAAAACATTATTAGAACTAAAATGCCTAAGACAAATAAAATAAGTGGTATCTGGTTTGACATTATTTATGATCTCTTTATTTGAACCCTTACCTGCTAAAATAGAAGAATCATAAGTGCCAGACGATGTTCCATAGAGGATTTCTGTACCTTGCACATTATCATCAACAGCACTACTCCAAGTTACTTTAAGATCATATCCAGTATTGACTTTATCTAAGGTAACTGCAGGACTTGTTGGAGCAGGAACACTAAAACTTCCAGATGATACATTGCTCAAGTCAACGTCTGGTGATGGCGATATGTAATCAGATTGTGCAAACGTCCAAACTGCATTATCAATCTCTTTTAAATCTAATCTAGTTGCAGCTATTGGGACACCATCTGTTTCAACGATTTCAAGTGCCATACTAATTACTTCAAAGTTTTTATTAGTAAATCCTAATCGTTCATTAGTAACTTTTACATAATCAAAAGGTTGTAACTGTAAGAAATTAATATTACACAACATACTTATAGTTGTGTCTTGTCTTGAATGTAATAGTTGAGTTCTAGCTATTCTTTGTGCCATTGTTGAGGTTTCAGTAAATGGCAACTGCAATTCTAATTCTTTTCTGTAATTTGCTTGGCTTTCTCCAGAAGGAGTATCTTCACTCAAATAAGTAGCACTTGTGCTTGGGTTTGTAGCTGTTAAAACAGGCGTATCAGTAGCAACGAAATCTGCATTAGCATCAGGGAATATTGCTTTTACTGTGTTATAGCATTCTCCTGTATTTGGTTTTGTAATTACTTGTATGGGTTCTAATAAATTATCATCGGTAATGGTCATATCAGCAGTGCCAGATGCACCTGCAAAAATGCAGAACTTACCATTTACATAAGTAATCTTTCCTGCCATTGAACTAAGAATGCCTTCAAGCAAAGCAGAACCATCAGCACTAAAGTTAGAGAATCCATTACTGGTATAAGAGCTTTCACCAAAACTTAGAGTAGTTGTATTGTTTATGGTTATTGGTGTATCTAAAACGATTTTATGTATACTGCCACCAGAACCTGTTAATACTTTACTAACTACTTTTACAGTTCCAGTAATACCTGTCCCAGTAACCTTATGACCAACTTGAATGAGCAGATTGTTTGTTTGATTTGTGAGATTTACAGTTGTTGAATTATTTACAGCACCATTATTAACTGCTGTAGTAACAGCATTTAAAGTATCGCAAGTATTCGCAGCTTGTCTAAAACTTCCAAGGAACTCATTACCTGTACTTCCTGTTAGATTCAGTTCGCTTTCTGTAGCTTTTAATCCATAAGTTGTATCTTTTAAATAATCTAAAACGTGAAGTGCAGGATTAGTTGAAAAAGTATGAGTTGCAGGATTTCCAAATGTTTGGTTTGAATCTCTTGGGTCAAAAACTTTTTTACCTTTTACTATGAATGAAAATGGAGGAATACCACCACCAAATGCTTCAGAGTCAAATACCATCTCAACAAAAAGATAAGCACAATCTATAAATTTATCATTTGCAGCTAAAGATGAATTACTTGTAATTGTAGAATCTGCTGTTGTTTGTGAGCCATCCTTAAATACAAATCGCATCAACCGACCACTGCCAAAGTCATTTTCATTATCAGTATTTGTATATTTAGAATTAGTTACAACCCTGAATCCAGAGTTTGCTCCTGAACCTGCAACTGACGTTATGGTTTCATCGTTGATTTGAATTGATTCAAGAGATTCTATTTCGTGTCCTGCTAGGACAATAATCATTCTTAATTTATGATTATCTGTTCCTGCAGTTTCTAAATGTGTAACAGTTCCACCAACTCTACAACGACCATAAATTAATTGTCTTGGTGCTTGTGCATCTCTTCCTGCAATTTTTGAACCAAAGTTATCACCTACAGCACCTGCATTTTTTGACATCAAGCCACCAACTAATGTTGATAATCCAGTCATTGCTGCCATTCTTGCTGCAGCCTTAAAAAGTGCTTTTGCAGTAAATTTTTCTATTCCAAGTAATGCTCCCTTAGTTATTGCTCCTGCTGTTGCAATCACTATAAAAGATACAACGAAAACTTTTACTGCATTCTTGACGTGCTTCAATTAATTCTCCATGCTTCTATTATTTTAAAGTCTTTAAGAACAACGATACCCTCTTCGTTGACACCCAATGTCTTTGCACCATTGAACATGCCACAGACATTATTACCATCTTGTTCCATCACAATTAAGTCCCCTTTTTGTAAATAATTCAAATCTACTTTTTCAAGGTCTTTTCTCTTAGATGCCTTCTTTATGCTGTTTTTAAGGGTATTTCCGTAGTCTCTAATCGTTTCTAAGGCACTCTCTTTATCATCCCAATGCAATTCCTTTGGTATTAAAGATTGCCCTGTCATCGCCTTTATACAAGCATCCGAAAAAAGACAACAATCCCACTTACCCCACTCAAAAGGTTTGTTCATATTGGCTTCAACAAACTTATCAAATTTTATTTGCCAGTCTATTTGTTTCCTCATTTAATTTCTGTTCCAACCTTGTCATTTCTAGGTGTACCTGCTCCACCACTTCCTCCTCCACCAGAACCACTTCCTGTATTAGTAGATGATCTTCCCCATATGATTTCTCTATCTGCCATCGCTTGAACTCTGTTAAAACAAGAATCTGATGAATCAATAAACTTTTGTGATTCTTTTGTATATCTAAGATTAGATGGTCTGCTTAAATCTATTAATCGGTTCTCTGCATCTATGTTGATGGTTGAGCCATTTGGGTCATCATTAATACTCATGCTTTGCATACGTCCATTAAAAATTGTGCTTGTTCCTGCTGATACATCTGTGCCACCAGAAAGAAACCCCATAAATATACTAATTGGTCTGTTTTGATAATTTTCTGTAAGTGCCATATCAAGCACAGTAGCATCCATACCTGCAAGAGACACCGATACTCCTGTTGATGTAAGTTCTAAATTATCTTCGGTTTCACTTATCTGTAGAAGTGTCCCAACTCCTAGATAGGTTTCTCCACCAACCGATAAATCACCATCACCAGACCAAACCCTAACAGCACCACTATCAAAGTCAGCTTTGACTGCAAAGAATATTAACTGATGGTCGTCATCAAGAAAATCTGTAAACTTACCTGTAAATCCTTGTCTGTTTGACATTTAAACAACCTCAATACAATTAAAAGTGATACCAAAGTTTGAAATCTGGTCTGCATCCCAACTTACATCTTTTTCGGCTAGTCTAAATAAACCCTTTGCAGGATTATGAAATACTTTAACATTAGCTGATTTAGTTTCTCTTAGTTTTGGCTCAATCCTTACTCCATATTGATTTAATGCAGAACCACCATTATCTGTTTCAGTTGCGTTTGCTGTAACCATTACATATTGTGTTGGTACATAGGTTGATGCAGAATCTCCTGAAGCTGTTCCTATTCCTAAATAATCTCCTTTCAATATTGTTCCAGATGCACTATTTGAACTTGCTTTAAGATTGATTCCTTTTGCACCTTTGACGTTATCTTTTATTGTGCAACTAGCTACATTTGTTTCTGATACTAAAGTCTGTGCATCTATAGGGTCAACGACAACTTTGCTTGTATTTGTTATAGCAGTAATTTTATGTGTGCCATTGTTTGCAGAATTAGCTGAACCTGTTACAACAATAAAGTCTCCAACTTTTGAGTTTGCAAAAGGAGCAGATGTAGCAGTATCAAGTATTGTATTATCTGTTGAATTGAATGTAAGAGTTTTGTTTGTAGCATTTACCCTTGTTTCAAATTGCAAATCATCAACACTATAATTTCCTCTTTTAACTAAAGCATCAGGGTCTGCAAACTTAAAATTATTAACACTCCCATTTAGTTCTAACAGAAAAGATTGCCAATTCAGAGCTACATCTCTTCGCATCGGTGGAAGAGTTACACTTGCTTCCCAGAACACACCATCAAATTCTTGGGTTCTTATTTTTCCTGTATAGGGTGATGCTACAGCACCTATTGCTCTGACTAACCTAAAATTACTTCTGACAAAATTAGGTGTAGTTGGCATTGTTATTAGTTTAGCCACCGATTAAACTCCTCCTAAATGAGCCACCCCTCATAGCAGATTCTTGCACAGCACCTTTTGTTACTTCTGCTATTTGAGGTAGCATTGACATAACTTCTGCTCTTACTGTTGGCACAATACCTGTAGAGAAGTTGACGTTTTGATAAATATTAACAGGTTGTCCACCCATAGCATTTTTACTGTTCATGTTATTAAGTAGTGTGCCACCTGTATTTGGAACAAAAATTTCTGCTCCTCTTTCACCCACAAGAGTTGGTGTGTTTCTTTGTAAAGTTCCTCCACCTGCATCTCCTGTTGCACCTGCAGGAATGATTGATAATTTACCTGCTTCGTTTCTGCCTATAACATCAAAAGTTCCTGCACCAAAAATACCATTTAGTATCTGGTTGACTACTCCTAGTTGTAAGAAGATAGCAACAATCTGACTCACTATATTTCTTGAAAAATCTTTAAATGAAGCTAAAGCATCTTGACCTGAAAGAATTGCATTTACAAAGTCATCAGAAAAAGCTAGAGCTTGTGCTTGTATAACTTCTCTTAAGTGATCTCCTATTTTAATCGCACTTTCTGATGCTTCATTCATACCAAGAACTGCTTCTACTAATGCTTCAATGTTTCCAAAACCTTTGAGGAAATCTTCTTCAATCATCTTTCTCATTTCCTCAATTGCACCTTCATTAAATGCAAAATCTTCTTTACCCATAAAACTAAAAACTCTTCCGAAGTTCAAATCTTTTCTTTCAATTGCTGCAGCTTTGTCAATTGCAAGTTGGGCATCTACTGCACTTTTGAAAATTTCTCTGATTAATTTTCCTTGTTCTTCTTGAAAATCTTTTAGCTTTATTTTTGTAGGGTCTAATTGGTCAATCAGTTTTTGCAAAAATGTGAACTGTTGGAATTCTCTTGGTTGCATTGCAGTTCTTAATGTTTGTGCAATATTTACTAGTTCCTCAAAATCCTCTGCACTTCCTCTTGCTTCAAATCCTAATCCTCTAAGTGCTTGAATAAATACAAGCATGTTTTGAGCACTTCTGGGAAGTAAATCATTAAAATCAATAATCTCAAATGTAAATGCAGAGAACTGTTGGTTTAAATCAATAAGAGCATTTACTAAAATTAAAATTGAACCTGTAATAGCACCTATAGATTCTGCTACTGGTTGTAGACTTTTTGTAAGTTCAGTAGCATTTTTTGCAAGTTTTATTATTTCTTTGTTTAATCCTGCTTCACCAATTTGAACTTGAAACTCGTCCACTGCATCTGATAAGTTTGAAAAAGCACCTGTAATTGTATTAGCTCTTTCTTCAATAGCAGTAGCAAATCTTTCTCTTCCTATTCTTCTTAAAAAATCGGTGATGGCTTCGCCACTTCTTTCAATTGTTTCTGTTTGCCCTTCAAAGGTTGCTTTTATCTTATCTCCCTCTAATCTGGCTACGACACCAAATCGTTTGAGCATTTCCATCTCACCAGTGGTGGCATTGAAAGTAGCTTGTGCAAGGTCTGTGATACTTTTACCCATACCTGCAGCAAAGTTACCAAAGTCTCTTAGTGCATCTTCACTTGGTTTTACCCCTGCTTGGAATAGGGTTATAAATGCTTGTGCAACTTCATCAACTTGGAATGTGGTTTGAGCAGTAAACTTTCTTATGAGTGCAAATGATGCAGATGCAGCTTCTGCACCACCCACAACTGCTCTGAGTGTTGCTTCTAAATCTTCAAACTTCCTGTTGGTATCTACTATAGATTTAGCTAAAACAGCAACACCAATACCAGAAGCAAGTTGCATGAAACCTTTTTGTAACTTGTCTGTTTGCTTTTTTGTCTTTCCTAGTTTGCTATTGACTTTATCAAACTCTTTACGGAGTTGCTTGGTCTCTGCTCTGATTTCAACAATCAGCTTATCAATAGGTGTAGCCATTAGTCTGGGTATAACTCCATAAGTTCTTGTAATCTATCTTGGTTCATAGGGTCACTGTCAGTTGTATCTGCTGTGTTAAATTCTTTGAAACCTTCTATGGCTAGATAAACTTCGGATAGTGATAATCTCCAAAACTCTTTTGGAGATATTCCAATCATGCCAACACAGACTTGGAAGAATCTAGGGATTGGCAGAGTTTCCACCTTTACTCCACCTTTTCTGACTTTCCCTCGTCTGTTTCTTCCTCTGAATTACCAGTTAAGGTTGTTGTTAATAACTGTGCGACTGCAGTTATTGATTCTAAATAGGATTCACCGATCATATTTTTTACATCAAGTTCTGATACATCATTACCTCCACCTCTTAGTCCGTTGTATAAAACAACAAGAACCTGTGAGACAGTAATCCCTTCATTCATGCTCATATCTTGTGCAAGTTTTATAATGCTTCTACTTGTAGCATCCTCAATACGCATAATTGCATCTATATTGAGTCTAGCTTTGTATTCTTTACCTGCTAGTGTGAGTTTGTGTTCACCCTTTAACTTGTTTACTGTCATCTGACTTTTTCTCCTTAGATTTACTTGCCTTTGCAAGTTTTACTTTTAAAACATTATCTCTTGTGTCAACTACAGTTTCTAAAACCTTGACATCCTTCCCATCTATATTAATAGAATCGCCTACTTCAAGATCATTACTTAATATAAGTTCATCACCAATAAGAAGACCATCAAGGTTTTCTTTACCAACTTTAATTTTTACTTCAGGCATTTTACACTGCTGCAAATGTTATGTAACCTGCAGATTCAAATGAGAATGAGTAGGTTGCTTCACCATTAAACTCTCCTGCAAACTCCATACTTGCAATCATAAAAGCACCAGTATATGTTCCTAAATCTGGAATTAAAAATTGAAAGTTTTTAAAAGCAGGTGTTTGTGCAGATGAGCCATCAGATGTATTTTGTTGTGCAGAAAATGTAGTTCTTACAAGTGCTTCTGCTGTAGAATCTGTAAAGACTCCTGAACCACTAATAGAAATACTATTAACTCCTGCACCTGCTAATAAAGTTCGTGTTCCTGCACTGTCTTTATTAGTAATATCTACTGCTTCATCATTGAGTGTGATTGAAGTTGATCTAAGACCACCAATAGTTACAAATGTTGAACCAGAGGTGTTTATCTTCATCAAGACATCTTTACCTTTTTGTGCTGCCATTTTTATCTCCTAAAAAATATATTAGCTTCCTAATATTATTGCTCGGAATCGCATGACTCCATGTCTAGTTACACCATCTGGGTCTCTTAGTATATCAGAAAACTCAAATCTTAAATTTATAAGATTAAATCCACTGACACTTAAACTACTATCATGCAATAAATCGTGAACTCTGTCCATAATTTCCTTTGTTTGCTTTGCTCCCTTGTATTGTGACCAAACGTGTATATTGATTGTAAATTCACCACCATCAAGGTCTTTTGTGCTGTAATCAACTGCTGTTTCTTCCCCAATTGAAACAAATGGATATGTTGCATTCTCTAACACCTCATCAAACACACCTGCTCCAAGTGTATTTGTAAGTGTATTGTCATTGTTGAGTGTACTAAAAATTGTGGATTGTAATGCAAATTGACCAATGCTCATTTAATTACACCTTCTTGTTTAAATATATTTATAATCTTTTTTTTGTTTTTTTCTAATGCAGGTTGCATAAATGGTCTAGGTTGTATTTCAACTGTTCCAAACTCTAAAAATTTTGAATATGGTGCAGAAGAAATAATTTGACCAACTACAGAACCATCGGTTTCTGTTTTAACATTCATAGATATATTAGCCACAAGAAAACCTGTATCACTTGCAGGTGCTTCACCTTCTTTAGAAGCTCTATGTATTCTTCTAGGATTATATTTTTGATATTCAATACCACTTTTACCACCTGCTGTAATACTTTCTTGTGCTGTTCCTTTTACAAGCATGACCCCACGACCAACAGCTTTTTTTGCGTTTTTGGATGGATTTTGGTTTAAATATTTATCTAATTGCTTTTGGAAGGACTTAATGTTCTTTATTGTCATGTAGCCACCCCTTCTTCACACATTAATTTTAAATATCGGTTTCTTTGGTCAATGTCTATGATTGATCTGATGTTAAAGAGTTTGTTGTTAAAACTAATCCGTGATGCGTTAGTAATATCTGTCCTATAACGAATTGTAATCTCGTGTGTGACACTCCCAATCAACTTCCCTTGTTTGTATACCTCTTTACCACTTTTAGGCACTACATTAGCGTATACGGAAGCGATGGTGCTAAATCCAGAACTTATACCACCACCTGCATCTCTGGATGTTCCTTGTCCTTGAAGAGTTATAAAGTGTCTAAACTTGCCAAGACCTGCCATTATCCTAGTTGCATGATCTTAGAACTGCCTAAACCAGAATACACTATATAAGGTGCAAGAAGCGTTCTAACAGTATTTGGAATACCCTCTCGTTGTTGTAGATAATCAATACCATCACCTCTTTGCTCATAAAGAAAAGCCACTATCTGTAGTAGAGCAATCTTTATTGGTGCAGGTACAGAACTTGCATCTGCATATCCTGTTACATATTGAACCTCTATTGCATTTGCTACTCTTAAAGCAGTTGGAAATGTTTCACCAGTCCTTAGAACTAATCTGGCAGGTTGCCTTGCATTATCTAAATAATATTTGGAACTAGCAAAAGTGGTAGCTGTATCACTATCATCATAAGCTTTTACATGACTAATTGCAGTGACCTCTGGAAAAGGTAAATCAATAAAATTTTTATGATAATTTAAGTCTGCTCCTGTTCTAATCCCATCAAATAAAGGTTCTCTATAAACATCTATGGAGTCTATAAACAGTCTCATAGTTTGCGTGATAATGGCTCTGCTCATGTGTTCTTCTGCAATTTTTCTTGCAGTAACAATTAATGATGTAATTAATGCATCATCACCACTATCAGTGACTCTTAAATAAGATTTAGTTTCTGATTGTGATAAAGGTTCTGAAGCAGGTTCAGTATGGACAACAAGACCTGCCATATTACCCTCTAATTAGATTTTTTCTTATCTGCCTTTGTATCTACAGCTACACTATTATCAGATTGCATTTCATTAATTTGTAATGCTAATAATCTAATTTGGTGTTGTAAGTTAGCAATCTCTTGCTGTGCTTGTAAATATAAAGACTCAAAGTTTACTTGTGAATTTTGTGTATTGTCGTCTGACATATCTTTCTCCTGTTAATTAAAAAGTTTATCTATGAACAATCCGATCATAGCAGTAACTATTAAACCATATTGTCCGTAAATTAAATACTCTAATTTATCAAATCTTTTAGAACCACTATCAAAGCGTTTGTCTATATTTTCAAAGCGTATTGCACACTCTTTTTCAAATGCTTCAATGGTGCTAATTGTGTTTGGTCTAGCCATTAGCTACTTTTCTTTTTAGTAGTCTTTTTAGCTGTTGTTTTTTTCTTTGTTGTCTTCTTTGGTGCTTTGCCACCTTCCCATGCTTCATTAACATCTGGGGTTGATGGGTCATCAGCTTTAAGTTGACCTTTTTTGTTTCTTGCTCTTTTTGGCTTTGCTTCTGCTTCTAAGTCTGCAGTTTCCTCTGGTGCATCTACTTTAACTTCCATTGCCCAACCATTTTGCACAAAAGTTTCCATGTTTGCTTTCATAACATCGTTATCTGCATCTACTATTTCATCAGCTTTCATCAACTCTACATGCAATCCATCTTCATCAATTGCACATGGTTTTGGAACTATGATTTTATATTTTTTTGCCATTTTAAATCCTCTTTAAAGTGGGGAGGTTTTATCCTCCCCTAGTATTCATCAATTATGCAGTTGATAAACTATCTGCATCAGTGTTGTGTCTTGGACTTCCTTTGATAATACTTGCAGCTAACGGAGTACCATTAGAGTGTGAACCTGTAAAATCGGCTACAACTCTAAGATATCTTTTTCCACCGACATAACCAATTGAGGTTACTTGTGGAGTTTCTGCATTTGCATCTAAAGTTAAGAAAATTCCATTAGAATCAACAGAACCATCAGTCACATGCAATGCACTTGTAACTGCTGTATAAGTTGAGTCATCATCTGAATCTTCTAGTTTAAAGTCAATTTTTACTGATGATGAAAGAGTATCTCCTTCTACACCAGTATCAACAACTGCTGTTGCAGATTCAAAAAACTGCAAATCTACACCAGTGCCATTAGTATCACTTGTACCAACAACAGGTGCGATTGATTGTGCAATACTTATATTATTTGCTAAATCTTTCATAATTTACCCCTCGCTTACGCTGATACTTTTTGTTTAACTATTGCTTCTGCTTGAACGACCTGTCCACCGACTCTTCTTCTAGCAATGTATCTTACATTACCAGTAGTTGCTTGTGTGAATGGGTCTCTTAGAACTGCAAGTGCAACTCTATCTACAATCAGATAACCTCTGTTGAAGTCTCCAAATGCTATAGGGAATGCATTTGCACCTACATTTGGCATATCTGTAGCTTCCACATAAGGATAACCAAGAATGGTGTTAGGTACACCAGAAATAAGGTTCATCCCTGCTTGGAATACATATTGTCCTGCTGTATCTTTCAATTTTCTAATATCAGCTAATGTGTTTCTGTTTAGAACAAAAGTAGCATTAGATGCATATTCAGATTTAATTGAATGAACCAATGATAAAAGACCATCTGCTAATAAAGCTGTGCCATTTCCTGAATTAACAGAAGATACACTGCTATTAGTCATAAATCCTTCTGGTTTACCAACAGCGTTACCACTCACAAATGCAGCACCTTCAGCTTTTGCAAATTGTGTACTAAATTCAGATTGCATTTCTGCTTCTAAGTCAAAGACTGAATCTTCTAAGTCTTGTTCAGAAATGTCCACTAAAGCGTAATGCTCATGTGCAGGGATTTCTTCAAGACCTACTTGATATCCAGTAGTCTCTGATCTTGTTCCACTTTCAGCAACCCATTCTGCAGAGAATGTACCTGTTCTTTTTGGAACTTGGATACTTCTTGCACCTGTGCTTCTTACTCTAGCAATACTTCTAATAGGTGAAATCTCTGTTACTGTTTTTAACAGTTCTCTCACATATTCTGGTGGTGCTAAATAACCACCTGTTGAATCATTACTTACTGTAAGTGCTTTCTTTTCTGCATCTGTTAAAGCATCAAAACCTTTTCTGCAATACGCATCAAAAGTTTGTAAACTTTCGTCAATGGATTTTGTATCAAAACCAGAGTTAGGTCTTTTCAGAACTGTTTCTAGCTTATCAAGTTGTCCCTTAACATCAGTTGCATTTTGCTCTGCAACAGTCATTTTTTGATTTAAGTCTTCATAAGAATCAAGTTTGGCTTCAATCTTTTCTAACTTCTCGTCTAAATACGCTGTTCCATCGCCTTTTTCTACAGCTTCAAGTCTCTCATCATTTACTTTTTTAAATTCTTCAAAAGCACTTCCAAGATCGTTTATGCTGTTCTTAATATCTTCTGACATAATGTCCTCCTAATTATTAAGAATTTTTAAGGTTTCAGTTAAGTTTTTTATCTCGTCTAAGAGTTGTGTTGTATTATCAGCATCTCGCTGATCAAACGACTTGTGTACAGCACCTGCTGCCACTTTTGCTTCAGAACGTGATAGATTGAAAGCATCTCGCAGTCCATTCTCCCATTCTCTAATTGAAATATCTTCGCCTTTCACTGATTGAATCGTAGCTTTAGGATTCATCGGAAAAGTAACAAGTGATACTTCCATTAATTCTGCTTCTTTGATAATTCTTTTATTGGCACGTCTATCGTATTCAACTTCTTTGGGATTTACCCTAAAGCCAATACTAAGACCATCTAATGCACCCATTTTCATAAGTTCATACGCTTCTTTACCTGCTTGTGTTTGCAGGGCAAGTCTACCTTTTACATATAAACCTTTACTGTCTTCTCTAATTTCATCAAAGACCCCAATCGGCATATCTGTTTTATGTTGATATAAAAGTTTGATCTGATTCGGTTTTTTTCTTTTTAGAGTTCGCATGAAAGCTCCCTCTTCTATAACATCATTGCCTAAATCTTTATTGCCAAAGACCGACCCATACCCTTCAAACACTCCATAGTCTTTGTCTTCTTCCTCTTCTAAATACTTACCTTTAAATTCAGTTTTATAATCTATAAATTCAGCTTCTTCTTTTTTCTTTGGTTTTTTCTTTTTAGGTTTTTTGCCCATTCCATAACCATAACCACTAAGTTCTCTTCCTGTTAATCTCGTGTAATCTGCATGACTGGAACATGGCATAAATACTAAATTGCCATCATCATCGTGGGTATGAGTCCCACTGCATCCAATTTCCTCTGCTCTTGCTAGAGCTTCTTCCTCTGTTGTAAAAACGTCTTCTCTGACTTCCTCTTTGCCTTCTAAAGAATCTTCTTTATATGAATTATAACTACTGTTACAGACTGCTGATCTTTGTCCTGAATCTGAATATTCATCAACCATAGTCTTATCTCCCATACATCTATCTAAAAATTGTTGCCTAGATTCTGTCGTTCTTGGTTTTGGTATAGGCATTTTCTATATATAGTAATACAAACCCTAATATTACACAATATTTAGTGGGGATACTAAAATAAATCCTATTTAAAACCCAAAAGGGGTTGATTTCTTGATAATTATGATTATTATGGACTTTGTAATTGAAAAAAAGCCGAAAGGCAGGAAATTAAAATGAAAATAAATTTAACAAAAAAGGAAATAGATATTTTAGCTGATTGTGTAGATGTTGAACGTAATGAAGTTTTTCAATGGACTTTAGGAACTGATAATTATGGCAATCCTATTCCAAGTGAAAACATAAAGTACAACACTGAGAGGTATGAAATTCTTAATAATATAATGAAAAAATCAGGGTATGTTTAATAGACAGCTTTACATCTTTTATGTTTAAATTTTAAATCTTATTTATGACTATAAAAATTCCACAGATAGATGATTTTGGTGATAGGAAGCTAAATGCTCTTGCAACTAAGTATCGCAATGCCTTGCAAGATACTAGACCAAGTTTAGCTAATTTATATCTACTAGAATTAGTTAATCCTTTAGACAGAGAGTTAGTCAAAAAATTAACAACGTATTTCAATCAGTCAATTGAGCAAAATACAAAAGTTGATACGGATGTTATGAATGAAATTTTGGAGTCTAACTTTCCTGCAAATGCCTTGTATTAAATTTGATTTAAAAGTTCAAACAAATCATCAAATGCTTTCATAGTTTCTGGAATTAATTCTTCTAGCAGTTTTCTATAAAATGCAGAGTGTCCACTACTCATAAGGGTTGTATAATTAGCTATTGCTTCTGTTGTGTTTCCATTAGTTATACCACCTAATAATTTAGAAAATTGTCCGTAATAAAAATCACTATGTCCTTTACCAACAATATTATTTGATACTGAACCAACAAAGTCACTAAACATAAGCCATTCCTCATTACTTGAAACCATAGTTCCTGTATCTTTGAATAAATTATAAATATCTTCATAAAATGAAGAATCTTTGAAATTTGCATTATTTTTAATAGATGCTAATTTACCAAGTAAATCATCTGTAAAATAATCAATCCTCAAAATATCATCTTCAAAGGATAACTTACTTATTAATGTATCAACCCAGTCTTTGTCGGTGAATGGATTTATTCCACCATTACCTGCACTTATTACATCATCAAGAAATTTTGTATCTATAAATCCATTTGTGTCTTTTAGATAAGCTCTTATTTTTTTCTTAAAATCTGCTTTTGTAATTTTTACATATTTACCTGAATCTGAAATATTAAGAAATTGACCTGTATCATCTGTTAGAATTTTTTCTTTATTTAGACCAAATTTCTTTAAAAATGAATTTCGTGCATTTGTCATTCCACTCCCAATGCCTACACTTTTATCATTATAAACCTCTAAGCCAAATTTTTGTTTGTTTGCCTTATTTATCACGTCAAGTTTTTTAGAATCTGCAGCTATTTTTCTTGTTATTAATGCTGATATATTCCTTGTTTTATTCATATTTGTAATATCAACATTTGTAAAACCTAAATTCTTGCGAACATCATCATCTAAATTGTTAATAAAATTTATGAATTTTTCATCTGTATCAATTGCATGTCCAAACTCATGTCTCCATACAGAATTTGTTTTACTAAGACCATAATCTGAATTCATAGTTATTGATCTATCTTTTGGTCTAAAAAAAGAAGTACTGCTTTTTGTGTTTACACTTCCAGATAAAGGAGAACTCCTTTTGACAACTCCTAAAACATTATCTTCACCCCTGTCCCAAAGAGCATCTTTATGATAAGTAAGTTCAACTGAATCTGTATCACCAAAAGGATTATCTGGTTTCACTTCTGTTGCAGGAACTCCATCTACTACATCTTGTTCATCCACATAAATAACAACACACCTACAGTTAATAACATTCTTAGCACCACCTGCAGGGTCTCCAACATAATCCATCTCAGCACCACCAACTGTAAACTTTTCATCCATCGGTACTGTCTGACCATTTGCTTCACTATGAAAACTTCTTGTCCTAGCATCATTGGTAGCTCTCCATCTTTTTAACATGGTAATGCCTGTATCAGCTTGAAAGTTTTTATGGTAATCGTGATTAGCAAACCCAAGTGCTGTATGGGTTTCTGTTCTAGCTATTAAATTGGCTCTCCTTCTTGAGAAAAATCCAAACTCTTTTCTGATTGCAGATGTGATTTGTGGCAAGGTTTGTCCTGACTCAAATTCTTGAGCAATGATATCTCTTAGCTTTCTGGACATTTGGATGGTTATGCCTGAAAAAATTCTGCTTCTATCTTCTAAAAACTTTTTGATAACTGGGTCTAAGTAAACATTTCTGCCAAATACAGTTCCATCTTGTTTCTTATCTTGTTCATATTTCTTTTCATTATTTCTATAAACGATAGAAAATACCTTTCTATATTCAGATTCAAATAAAGGCGTGAGTTTGTCATTTAGATTTCGTACTGCCTTTTCAATCACAAAGCTCTGACTGTTATCTAAAGCATCTGTTTCCTCTCTAACGAAACTATTAAAGGTTGTAATTAGCTTTCTATTAAATGTTCTTGAAAGATTATTTCTAAGTAAAGTTGTTTTACGCAACTCAGCATTAGTGTTTATTCTTCGGCTTCTTGGTCTGTATAGCTCTTTTCTAAGAGTGCGTTTCATTTAGAAGATAGTGGATGTCCCTTTGGAAATAAATCAGTATCATGTTTGCCACCTTGAAACCTTCCTGTTCGCAGGGCAAATAAGTAGCTGTTCGTTCTGGCGTATGCCCAACGATCAGCACCACCTTGTCTTCTTACTGCAGGACGTACCGAAGATGGATTCTGATTGAAAGCTCCCACACCCCTACGGAACACAGCTTCAAGAGTTCTTAGTGTTACCCTTTTAGTCGGATTGCTTCCATACTTTTCGTTGTGTTCATCTACTTTATTTTTAAGAGCTTCTTTTACTTTTGCAGAAACTTGTTTTTCTTCTTCTTTGTCTGACATATCTTTTTCGTCAATGAGCATCCACCAATACTGATTACTAAATTCAAGATCATCTTTTCTACCTTCTAGTTTTTTGGTAAGTTCTAAGACCACATCTTTCATACCTTGTTCACCTAGAGTACCAATTACTCCCCATTTAAGCTGACTAATCACACCTGCGACATTGGATAAGTTAGGTTCTAAAGAGCCATCGGAGAACTGTCTGCCATCTCTAAAATGTCTAGCTGCCCATGCTTCTCTTTCTTTTATCCAATCTAATACAGCAGGGGTTTCTGAACCTTGTCTGGCTCTGCTCCATAACATAAATGCTTCATTACCTCTAATGTTGCCACCTGCTCTCCAGATATCTTCATTGCCATCTTTTACATTAGAAGCAAACTCATAATCAAACTGAGGGTAGTTGGAGTTGCGTAAAGATATTTTTTTATCATCCCCTCTTTTTGGAAAATTAGTAATCTCATCATTTTTAAAATCTTCATCCAGATACTCTTCATAGTCTTTTGCATCTTCATCATTATCTGTAACCTCTGGTGTAGGGACAGCTTCCTCATTGAGAGGAAACAAGGTTGCTGATATATAAAGACCATCAGCACCATCAACAGGTTCTAAGCCAACTATCTTTCTTGCTTCATTCCTTGTCATAATTCCTTCTCTTACTGCACTGGTTACATTCTCATAAATCTTTTTACGTCTTTCTGAAAGTGCAGGAATGGAATCTATATCAAATGAAAGGTTTAAGTTTTCACCAAACATAGGTACAAGCCACTCGTTTAAATCACTAGCTATCTTTTTGAGATGTGGAATGATCGTTTCTTCATATAAGGCAAGTCTAGCTTCTGCCACGTTTGCGTAAGTCTGTGCATCAGGTACTCCAACTAATTGTGATGGTACTCCAAAACAAAGTGCTATATCAGTTGCACTCATGTGTTTCATCTTTGCAAAATCCATATCTCGTGGTGTTAGAGCCATCTCACGCCAGTCAAAATCACCTTCTAACAACAATGGTCTACCTGCATTATTTGTGCCTTTGAATCTATTGTTTAAATCTGTTAATAATTGTTGTCTTTGAGCTTCGGTTAGATTGACTGAATATCCTGCATCATCTTTGGGTTTAAATATAACTGCTCCACTTGGTCTTGCTCCATTCTCCAAAAGATTTACATTGTGTGTGCTAGAGAGATTAAATTGGTCAACTTCAACAGATGCAGCATTTAATGGTGATTGTCCATAATAATCGTCTAAAGGATGCCATAGCTTAACGTGTTTAAGTTCGGAGAAGCCACTTTCTTGGTCAACCATATATTCAGCTTTCATCCTCCCATTAATTTTATAACAGTATTTTTCAGGTATGGCAGACGTACCACCTTTGATTTCAATTCTGTCAGGTCTAAGTTGATGAAGTTCTTGAGGAGTTCCCATATCACTACCAACTTTCAGAATATAGGCATTACCACTTAATAACAGGTATCCATACAGACTGTTAAAAAACTCTGAATAACTTTGTAAAGGATTAGGTCTATTAAGTAAATCTATTAGAGGGTGTTCTTCTAATATTTGGTCTCCATCTTTTATAACAAAAGGTACTGCTGATGCACCCTTTGATATTTCATTTACACATCTATAAACGATTGCATTCTTCAAATACCCTTCATTTGCTAGATCACTATAAGAATAATTTTTAGTTTTTTGTGAACCGACACCAAAATAACCCATCATACTGGATTGCTTTTGCTCTGCTCCTAAGTTGAAAATCCTTTGAAATATGTTTCTGTTGTCTGCCATTAGCTAATTCTCCATTCAGCTTTTCCTGTTGACTTGCTTAGTTCTGTCAAACCCCATACTAAAGCATCAAGTCTATCAGGTGAAGTGTTTAGTTCGCCTGTATAACTGCACATTTGCTGTTCTAACTCAGGAAACATACCTAAATGTTTTACCCTATCTTGTTCATACAAACTTGAGATTGGTTCTGCTCTAAGTATCTTCCCTCTGGTTGCCCTCACACTTCTATAAGGCACACTTGGGTCAATGTTTCTTATTAGTCTCTCCACAAGGTCTCCACCATTATTTGTTTCTGCAACTATATAATTGGCATCCCAATCGTGATATAAGTTTACTGCAATTGTACCCCATTTTTCAGCACTATGTCTTCCAGAGGAATCTTCAAGGACATAAAAGTTATTACTATAGTCTTTGCCAACAACCACAATACCTGTTTCATCAGAGTTTTGATTTGCAGTTACAGCAGGGTCAATCGCAATAATAATTTTACTTAAATCTCTCTCGGTGTCTTTTGGCATTCTAGTTCTGTCAATCATTTCTTGATTCCACAAAGCACCTTCTACTGTTTCAATAACCTCTGCATAAAGTTCCTGTCTACCCATCTTTGTACCTTCGTATTTGTCCTTCAACATAGATAAAGCACTCTCTGCTAAGTTATCTTCATTCTCAAAGGTTGAACCTCTGGTAATTACGACATCATCTCTTTCTATCAAGTCTTTTATTATTTTTGTAGGTTTAGGTGTTGTTGTAATAATGCACTGTGGTTTGTCTCCAAGTCTAAGACCAAACATAAGTTGATCAAATGCTTCAGGGTATCTCCAAGATGCTAATTCATCACACCATGCTCTATGGAACTGTGAACCCCTTAATCGGTCTGGCTCTTGAGCAGCATATCCTGTAATCTTACTTCCATTGTAAAGTCTAAATTCATTAACACTGGATGAATAACCTTTTTGATCTTTTGATTTCATCAAACACTCTTTCGGAATGACAGAGAGCAATCCAGACACACCACCAAAGCAAACCCTTCGCAAATCTCCGTGTGTTGGAGCTACAACTGCACAATTGACGTTTGGGTTTCTAAGAGCATATAGAGCTATGTCTTGAGAACCTGTTCTGGTCTTACCCCATCCTCTACCTGCAAGTATGAGCCAGATGTTGTGTTCTTTTTTCGGTTGAAGTTGTTTATCTCTTGCTGTAGATAACCAATCAGTGCGTAGTTTGAATGTCTCTGCTTCTGCTGTCTTCAACTGAGTCAAGTAATTCCATAGCTCTTTTGAATGCTTGGTTGTTTTCGCTGACTGTTGCATCTATATTGTGTGTCGCTTCTCCTAAAGCTAGTTTAGCTACTTTTTGTGTAATTGATAATGCTTGTGCTAATGATGATATGTGTTGAGGTGAGAGACCTTTTCTTCCTTTGTCTATACATGCTTTATGCTTGTCCAACTCAATAGCTATCGTTTTGAAGAACCCCTCTGATAAGAGTAAGCTATGGTCATCAATTTTCTTTGATTTAACAGACATATCATAAGCTCTTTTTTTATCTAGCTTTTTACAATACTCTGCATAAAATTCATCTTTCTGTTTTTTCCAATTGTTCTCTCTTGCAAATTTATATACAGTGCTTTTTGCTAGTTTGTTTTTTGTGATTAGATCATCAAGTGTGGGGAATGTTGTCTCTCCATCAACTAGAATTCCATGCACAAATTGATTGCGTAATTTGTTTTTGAGTGTGTCTGTAAATCGGTTGTTTGTTCTTTTTTTGTTCATTTATTGCAAAATATTACATGAAATATAGCCGAAAAAAGACCATTATTACAACATAAGCATAAAAATATACATATAAAAACCCAAAAAGGGTTGATATATTTAGATTTATGTATAAAGTTTGTAATTAAATCTACTTTTGAGGAATAAAATGAAAACGTATTTAATCAAGCAACACCTAACAGGTGAACCAATATTGAAGAATTTTTATACAGTAGGAAGGACAACATCTTTTGTAGATGCTTACTCAAGATATAAAAGGGAAACAAGAAAAGGGATTAGAACTTTTATAGTAAGTAAATCTATATAAAACCCAGAAAGGGTTTACAAAAGTTTTGTGTTAGTTAATAATCTTTCTTTGAGGTAAAAATTTATGTCTATAGAAATGATGAACAGTGCATGGAACACTGAGGGTCTCTCACCCACTAAAAAACTTATATTACTTCTGTTAGGAAGTTATGCAGATGAAAACAATCAATGCTATCCCTCTCACCGACACATAGCAGATAAGATCGGTCTTAAAGATACCAAAGGAGTCGGACAAACTATCAGAGAGTTTGAGTCAATGGGATTGCTTAGAATTGAGCATAGAAAAAAGGGTGATGGTGGTTATACATCTAATAAATACACTCTATTGCTCCCATTGGGTGTTTCCACCCCTACCCGTCTTAAAACCAGTAGGGATGGGGTGTCAGCACCTAACAATACAAAAGAAGATACAAAAACCTTATATTACAAGAAGCATTTTGATTGCTTTTGGAAACTCTATCCAAGAAAGGTTGCGAAGAAAGATGCCTTTACAGCTTTCTGTAAAATCAACAAAAAAGATATGAACAGAGTCTTAGAACAAGTTGCTGAATATTCTAAACTTGCAAAGCATACTGAAATACAATTTATTCCACATCCTAGAAAATGGATTCATCATGAAAGATGGAATGATGAAGTACAACATATCCCAGAAACCAAAAAAGATTTTAAGAATTTAGATAGGTCTCCAGACTGGGCGATAGAATTAGAAATATGATAAATCCGTATAAAATACCCACCCCTGCATTAATTAGTTTTAGTGGTGGGAGAACATCAGGATTTATGTTATGGAATATACTGAATGCTTACAATGGAAAATTACCAGATGATATTCACGTTGTGTTTGCTAACACAGGAAAGGAAGCACCTGAAACACTAAATTTTATAAATGAAATTTCAAAAAAATGGGATGTACATATAAATTGGGTGGAACATTATTTTGGCGATGAAAGACCTATACATAGAACAAAGATCGTAAATTACACCACAGCAAGTAGAAATGGAGAACCTTTTGAGAGATTAATAGACCAAAGAAAAATTTTGCCAAACCCTGTTGCTAGATTTTGCAGTAGTGAATTAAAAATAAAGACTATGCAGAGATTTATGAGAAAAATAAAAAATTACAAGACTTGGTATAGTGTCATAGGTTTAAGATATGATGAACCAAGAAGAGTTGTTAATGCAAAAAAAGCTAATGATTATGAATCATGGACAAATATAACCCCTATGTATGATGCACGACATACAGTACTTGATGTTAGTGAATTTTGGAAAAAAAGTAATTTTGATCTTAAATTATTGAACTTTAATGGAAAGACACCTGCAGGTAATTGTGATTTATGTTTTTTGAAAAGCACAACAACCTTGCAAGGAATAATTAAGGAAAGACCTGAATTGTCTGAATGGTGGATAAAGCAAGAATCAAAATTTGGTAAACAAAGTGGAGCAGTATTTAGAAAAGATAGACCAAATTATATAAACCTTGTTGATATTACAAAGAGACAGAAAACCTTATTTGAAGATGAAACTATAGAAACTTGTTTTTGTCACGATTAATTATTTTTTTATATCATAAAAATCATTTGGTTGTACTTCACCTAAAGTTACATCATAAATGATTTCTGCTTCTTGCTTTCTAGGTATTCTAATTCTTCTTACCCACTTAGCAAAAGTTGATGGAGGTATCTTTACACCTTTTGCCATTTCTACATGATCAAGAAATGACTGTTGTGTGAATTTATTTTCTTTAAGATATTCTTTGAGCTTCATAAATATTCTCCAAACACGGATTATATAAAATTATTAAGGTGAATTAAACCCTTAAAAGGTTTTTTTGTTCTACATGGAACATAAATAAATAAACCTAAAAAGGGTTGATAATTTTTTTTATGAGAGTATGATTTACAACTAATAAATTTGAAAAGGAGAACAAATGAAAGAACCTAAATTTGAACTATCCAAAAAAGAACTAAATCTAATCAGATTTTATAATGGTCTTGATACAATAATTTGGAGAATAAAAAGCCAACTTGAAAAAGCTGAAAAGAGAGCAAAGGATAAAGGTATGAGGTCTGTTGATTTTCACAAAGATCAACTCAAACTTATGAAGGGTGTTGAGAAAAGGATGAATAAGTTTCTCTATCCAGAGGATTATGATGAAGAATAATCCATTTGCAAACTTTGACATAGAACACCTGTCAGCATCATCACTTAATACATACATAAATGACCCCTGTATGTTTATTATTCGTTATCTCTTTGGTTTTAAAGGCAAAGGTAATCCTGCTATGTGGAGAGGAACAGTTGTTGACCAGATTATCGGTATGATGCTTATGAGCCAGAAAGTAATAGATCAAGATTATATGGAAGACCTAATCAAACAAGCCATCGCTAGATTTGATGGACTGTATGAACATTACAAAGATGAAATGACTATTGATGAAAAGAAATACAGTAAAGAAAGATTAGCAATAGAAAAATATTTAAGCGTAGCTATTCCATTTTATAAACAGCTAGGCGAACCAGTTTCCTATCAAGAAGAAGTTAGATTGCAGTTGGACTCTGTGCCAATTGGAATCATCGGCTACATTGATTTGGAATATAAGGGATTGGTGAGGGACATAAAGACTGTTGGTCGTATGCCTTCCGAAGTTCCTGACTCTGTTAAACGACAAATGAGTGTATATGCCACTGCAAAACAATGTGATGTTGTGGTTGATTATGTATATGCTTCTTCGTCTAAGGCAGAAGTGAAAGTGGTGGAAGTGAAGGATGTTGAGCAGCATATCAAGGTGGTTGAAAAAACTGCTTTAGCTGTGATGAATTTGCTTTCTTATTCAAATGATAAATATGAGATAGCAAGATTATTTGTTCCAAACTTTGACTCTTGGATGTGGTCAAGTGAAGAAGATATAGAGTTTGCTAAATCAATATGGGAAATATAAAAATGAAAAACTTATTAAATGAAGCGATACAAAAAATAAACAATCTTCCAGAAGAAGATAAGGTGCGAATACACAAAAAACTTTATTCACAAGTTGCAACAAGACTTGAGATATTTAGAGATGTGTTTGGGACTGATGCTAGGATTGACACCAACATCGTTAGTGCTGATCTTAAAATGGTCTGTATGAGAGCCGAAATATCTATCTATCAAAATGGCAGATGGGAGAAGGTGGCAGACGGACATGCAGAAGAGTTTAGAGGTGAGGGCATGATAAATAAGACCTCTGCTCTGGAAAACTGTGAAACGTCAGCTATAGGTCGTGCATTAGCCAATCTTGGTTTACATGGTGGTGAATACGCATCAAGTTTTGAGGTTGAAAATGCAACTAAGAATAAAGCTAAAGCACCCAAGATAGAAGACAATCATTACAGCTATAAGAACTTACAAGGTTCTACAGTTGATACTGCTGATACCCCTGTGGCTTACTTAGAGCTTCTCAGAGGAAAGATAAACAAGCCAGACGATGTATCACACCAAGCACTCTATAAAGTGAATGTGGATGATATAAAAAGAGCTTTAACAGACTCCGATGATGAAACAAAAGAGTCATTTACTAAGCTAGTTGATGCTTATGAGAGTTTCTAATGAAAGTTCCAGATAGTATTAAAAAAAAGAGTATGCAAAAATACACATTGACTGATTGCGTGTTTCTCACATTGCAGAATGCTTTTATAAAACAAAAGTGGGTTACATTCCAAGATATACAAGATGCAATACAAAAAGCATATAGAGAATCTGGGTATAGTGAAGAGTATGTAAGAAAACACCGATTTTATGGCACACCAACTATAAGTGCATCAATCAGAAGAATTAGGCATGAAGATATGCGTGAGTCTTATGAATTACCTCCAACTGGAGAGGTGGTTAAAAAAAGAAGAAGAAGTGGCAGTAAAGGTTATGAGTATTCTCTTGACCTTCGTGATCTACCACATCACAAATATGATTGGAGTTTCTAATGAGTAAGTATTCAGAGCAACGACATATACTTGCAACTAAGGTATTTCCAAAAGCTATCCTAGAAATGCGACTCAAAAAAGATTTGATCTTTCTAAGAGATAATATATTTAGAACTAATTCAGGTTTGGCAGAAGCATTAGGAGTTACTGCAAAGTCATTAAGAGATTGGATAGACTTAGATTTAAAAATGCAAGATAAGAGCTTCCATCATGTATTTAGAGAAGTTGTAAAAATCAAAGAATGGATTAGGGAAGTTGAAGAATATGAACCAGAAAAAAATATCATTGGAAGAATAGGAGGTTCTAATGACTAAAAATACTTACACAGCAATACTAGAAATAGAAGTTCCAAAAGAGCTTGGGTGGATTAGAAGTGAAGAAGCTGAAGAATATTTAAAAGAAAATGTTATACACCAACTGAAAAATAATAATCTTAATTTCAGAAGTTCGTATGACACAAGAGGAAAGCCAAGATGGTTAAAAATTTTACAGGAGAAAAGAAAATATGAATGACAAATATGAGATGAAAGAAGGGCAAGGCAGTCTTTGGGAAAGTGAGCCAAATGGTGATTTGGTAAGTGAGAACTGCAAAGTTGTCCGAAAAGGTAAAATAAAAATTGAAGGTGAGGACAGATATTCTGCGATCTTAGAATATTATGACAAACGACAAGGCACAAAAAAATATGAGCTTGTGGTGAGTGCAGGTCTTTTACGTCATAACAAACCAGAGGATAAAAGGAGGGAAAACAGTCCTGATATTTATGGTTCTATCACTTTCAATAATAATCCTTATAAGTTTGGTGGTTGGGCAAATGAGACCAAGTATGGTAAAAATTATACTGGTGTACAATTACAACCGAAAGAAGATGAGAAAGAAGAAAACCAATTTGAACAAGACAGGGAGAATATCCCCTTCTAAAAAACGTATAGAGGATAGGGAGCATCTGATGTATGTATGTAGTTTGCCCTGTTTTATCAGCAGGGCAGGTTACATGAGTTGTCAGGGTGTTGTTCAGGCACACCATTTACTAAAACCTAATGATGGTTTCAAAGGAACATCATCAAGATTTGGTGTAAAAAGTAACGATTCAGATGTCATTCCTTTATGTCAATTTCATCATTCACAGCTTCATACTAAGTTTGGCGATGAATATAAATTCTTAAAACATTATGGATTTAAAGAAGATGCAGCACAGAAATATGCCAAAGAATTATATGAAAGAGGTCAGATTGACAGTGATCTGCCTTTCTAAATAAATTAGAATAAACACCCAAAAAGGGTTGACTTATCACTCAAAAGCCTTAAACTTAAATAATATTTAATTGAAAAGGAGAAAAAATTGAAAAACTTTAAACCAAAATTCTTTATATCTCATGGGCATAGCGATAGCTCATGTAATGTATTTTTTACTTTGAGATGCTCACGTCTTGATTGGGTTTCAATTGATGGTGTTTTACAACCTCAAGTATCCCATAGCCATATTCAAAACCTATCAACTGATTTTGATGATGCATTAGCTAAAGCTCAAAAAATAGCATCTGATTCTAATATTGAACTTGATACAAGACACCCTAAGTTCCAACAGAATGAATGGGGTCAAAATGGTCATCAGAACTCTATCACTAATCAACAAACATTAGCTATAGACTTATTTGATATGTTTGATAAATTGCAAAACCTTGAATGGGTTGAGAGCATACCTGCTTCAGAAGAGAGACAAAATTTCTCAGGAGTTGTTTTAGGTACTAAGTGGGAAGAGAGTCAATGGGGTGATAGTCTTAAAATGTTATTCAAAGATGAAAGAGGTTTCAAACTTTGGGGTTCAGTTCCATCAAAACTAAAAGACCTAGATACTTTACAAGGTGCAAAAGTTTCATTTGATGCACTTGTATCAAGATCAAAGGATGATGCACACTTTGGTTTCTTCAAGAGACCTACAAAAGCACAGGAGGTTTTGTAATGGCTAGAGACATGCAAAGACAAAAAGTTTACAACTGGGAAAACTCTCAGTCGTGGGGTTGTAAAACAAGCTATCTGACACAAGAACAGTGCAAAGAAGTTATTAAAAAACTTGATAAAATTTTCAAACGTAAAACTGAATTGAAGTTCAAAAATATTCAGAACGGAGTAAGTTATGCAAGAGGTAAAAATCTAATAGCTATTCAAAACAAATGGGCAAGAAACTATGAAGTCCTTCTTCACGAATATGCTCATATCATTACGCCACAGAAAGTAGAAGCACATGGAGCAGAGTTTGTTTCAAACTTCTGTATGCTTCTGAGTTATCTACATCCAGAACAACCTACTTTAAAAGAACTTGCAAAAAGTCTGAATGAGAGAAATATCAGATTTGTTGGATTTGAAAGATCAGATGCGAAGAAGAGACTAAGCAAAAGAATAAAACCTTTTCCACAAGTTGCAAAAGAGTTTGTTCCTTTACCTAAGAAAGTTGTAAAGAAAAGAATTCATCCAAAACAGAAGTGTATGGATTTACTCAAGCAGTATGATTGGCTTCATATAGAAAAAGATGAAGACCCATTATATTGTGATCTAGGTATTGAAATAGATGTCTACGATAAGACATTGGAACATGAACTTGACTGGGAAGAAGACAGAGAATACAGAGAACACACAGTATGGTCATGGAAAGAAGCGTATGAAAGAGCTTTGAAACTAATCCATGAACATCATGCTAAATTTTATTTTTGGGAGTTCAATCATCTTCATAAACAGAAAGTCATTGATAAACATGAAGAATACCAAAAGAAATTTTCTACATTTGCAAACTCAGATATAGAAAAAACAAAACTTCACACATTGATTTGGTCTACAAGAAAAGCATGGAGGGAAAGAGTATGAGTAGATTATTTAGAAATAAATTTGAGGACTATATGAACGACCCAGATGAACTTACACCAGAAGAACTTAAAGAGTTGGATGAGTTCATATTGGATTGTGCATTAGATAATGTTAAGAGTGGACATAAGCAAAGTTCACAGGAGGAGAAATGAGAACTTTTTTAAAATATAAATATAAAGATAATATCTTTTTTGTTGATAGATTAAACATCAATAAAGAAATCGGTGAGTGGCTTGATACTAATAATATTCCACAAACTGAGTTCAATAAAGTTGAATTTGTAACACAAGTTGTAGAGAGGTAAAAATGAAAATATATATTTGTGATGATGATTATTCAGAAGTAACTTGGGTTATTAAATCTAAGCATCGTAAGGCATTTTTGAAAACTTTTGATTGGTTAAGTCCATTAGATTTACAACCTTATGAAGTCAATAATCTGCACCAAATATGCGTTGCAATAATAAGAGGGTCTGGTATGTATAGTGGCGACATATATGATCCTAAAATTACAAGAGCAGGTATTTTACAGGAGGAAGAATGAACGATTTTATTTACGATGATAATATAAGTTATTTAAACAACTTTGATAGGTGGTATATGGCAGATACTATTTCTAAAGAATTAATGCAACAGCAATCTTTAGAACTAGAGGAAGCTCAGAACCAATTCAAAAAAATGTATGGTTATAAGATACTTGAGGAGAGTGTTTTTAATTAAGCAATGATTTACCAAGAAAGATTTGAATATAATGATGACATATCCTTTGATGATAATATGACTGCATTTATAAAGTTTGCTTTAGAGTATAGGGAGTTGTATAAATTATATTATGATGAACATAGAGCAAACATATCTATACAAGATTTAGAAAAACTTTTCTTAGCTTTGTATGGTGATAGAAGAGGAGAGTTACATTGACAGAATTTACCGATAAAGTTATTGCTCAAAGAATCAAACTAGAGCAAGAAGAAGAAAACAAAAAGATTGCTTGGTATGAAGCAAGGAATGAATATATCAAGACTGCCTTTAAAGGTGGTATCGTAAAAACAGAATATACAGATAAAAGAAAAGCTATCAGGGTTTACTGTTCTAAATGTGGAGAGGATGTTTCTTTTAAAGATATTGCAAGACATACATGCAAATCATAATTGATTTATTCTTCTTCTATCTTACAGTTTTAGGTATGAGTATTTTTGGCAGTATGTTCTATCTTGTATTTAAAGACTTTTTTTGATCTCAGCATCCAAAGATTTATCTTTCTTTCTTTCAGATGAATATTTTATGTTTAGACCACACAATGTTGTAAGTCTATTTTTTTCTGATAGACCTGCTTCGGTAAGTTTGTAGTCCCTCCCTTCAAGTTTGACATAACCACCTTCAATCATTTCCTGAATATAGATATCATCTAGCTCTTCACCAAACATGATACCTAATAAAATTCCTAATTTTCGTGTTTGTGTTTTACTGAGTGCCATTAGATTTCATGCCACTCCTTCCCCTCAAATAATAATGCTTCTGCTTCTCTTCTTCTAATTAAACCATCAGAAACTTTTCCAGATACTTTATTCCATCTCTTCATTTGATGTGGAACTTCTTCATACACTCCATTATTTAAGACCTTGAGCATAGTTGATGTAGCTAATGCATTGCCACCTAGATTGAATGTCCATGAAACAATTGAGTCAAACTGATTTTGTTGTAGTGGCACATCAACATAAGTATTTACATATTTTTCATAAGTTTTGAGTTCGTGAGCTAACAAATCCTCTGCTTCTTGTAAGGTAATTTTCACACCCTCTTTTACAGGAGTTCCGTTCTTAAGTTTTAGACTCCCATAACCAATAGTCCATTTTTTTGCAGCACACTGATAGCTTACTGCCATATCATCTTCTGTTGGACACCCTTCAAACTTTTTGATTAATGCTATGCCTTCTTGTGATGTTTCCATATTAGTAATCTCCCCAGACTTTACTTTTCTTGCCACCCCAGTATTCAACTGCATGACCTTCTTGGATAAGTATTTTGCAAATATCTTCATTATCGTTAGTGTAAGGTATTGCAAGGATTCTTCCAAACTTCCCACGACCTAATGATTTTATTTTTAGTGTCTCACCACAAAGTTCGGTAAGTCTTGCTTTTGCTTCAAGACCAAGCTTTTTTTCAGCAAGGTCTCTAGTTCTGGATTCAGGAGTGTCTATCCCTGCCAACCTGCAGCGTTGTTTTTTCAGAAATACATTGAATCCCAAATCCAGAGTTACATCAATGGTATCGCCATCAACAACTCTCTCTAAAATTGCATTATAAACAAATGGCTCAACTGATGCTGACATATAAATTTATTGTTTTGCTTTGCCTATATTAAGAGCAAGAAGCTCAATCAATTTATATAGTTTTGCGATCATTTGATCATCTTTGGGTGTGGGTGTTAATGCACAGATGATTGATGCTCCACATACAACCCCTGTGATTATTCCTAACCATTCTCCTATCATTCCCAACATATCGTCCTCCTCTATATTGAAAGTCTAAAGTCTAGCATATTATTCTTCTTCATCAGAATTTTTTTCATCATCATATTCTCTATAAAACTCTATGATTGAAAGTGTATCTCTTATATATCTTTTAACTTCTGCCATATTCATAGATAAATTTTCATAGTCTTTAGATGTTAAAGAATAGTATGCAGTTTCAGGTGCAGAGCCACTGTCAACCTGATTGAGATATTCTTGCATTAGTTCTGGAGTTAATATTTCCCAATCAATATCCACTAATTGAACTTCCATCGGAAGTGGAGGATGATACATTGGCATCGGCTCTGCGATTGTTACAACTTCAACAGGTTTACTTTGTATTAAGGGGAACGAAGTACATCCTGTTAGAGATATAACAAAAAAACTAAGTATTATTTTCTTCATTTGTTTCATCAAATTGATTGGGGTTTGTAAGTGCAATAAGTTCGTCTTTAACTTTCTTAGTGCCTTTGTTAACTATGTTTTCTATAAGTTTCGGTTTGGCAAGTGCAAGATTATCAAGATCATGTTTTGCAAAAGTGTTCTTGAGTTTATTGACCTCTCTTTGTGCTTCTTGATTTTTTGCTGTAAGTGTATTGATTTGTTCTTGGGTTTTTTGTTGCTTTTCTAAATGTTGTTTTATCTTGGCGTTTTGCTCTGCTATTTGTGTTTGTAAGATTTGAGCATTAGCTTTGAGTGTGGATATGTTATCTTGCAGTCGGTCTATATACCAAGCTGAACCTGCTATGCTTGAAAGCAGTAATCCACCTAGAATTAGATTGAGCTTGAGTCCCATGTATACACCTGTAATTTTTCTTTTTTACCTTTTGCCTTTATAGGTTTCAAAGGTATTAAATCAAATTCTATAGCATTTTCAGTAGTTTCACCAATCAACAAGTCCACTCCTGCATCTTTTGTTCCACTTTCAAGTCTTGCTGCAACATTAACTGCATCACCGATTGCTGTGTAATCAAATCTATTTTCACTCCCACAGTTTCCTAGCAAAACATCTCCACTGTTTATGCCTATACCAATTTGCACAGGAGCAAGACCTTTTGCTTTAAGTTCTTTATTAAGTTCTTCCATGTTGTTTTGTATATCAATAGCACAAGCAAGTGCTTTGGTTTCGTGGTGTTCTAAATCAAGGGGTGCATTAAATATAGCCATCATTGCATCACCTATATATTTATCCACCATACCACCATTTTTTTGGACTGCTTTTTGTTGTGCAGTAAGTGCTTTATTCATAATAAATGTTACGTCCTCTGGCTCTAAGGTTTCTGACAAAGAGGTAAATCCCCTTACATCGGTAAAGAGCATCGTGCAATACTTTCTTTCACCACCTAGTTTCAATAAGTCAGGATTGTTTTGTAGTTGTTTTACTTGTCTTGGGTCTAAATAATGCTCAAACTGTTTCTTGATTTGTTGTCTAAGTTTGTATTGTTCTCTAAAGCGTAAATAAAAAGCTATTGCACTGGTTATAAATTGAGAGATCAAAGTCCAAGAGACATCAATGAGAAGACCTTTTTGAATCATTGCATATCCACCAGAAGCCACAGAAAGCATCAAAAAAGCACCTATACCTAATCCCCAAGTTACCCCAAAAGAAGTCAATACAAGCCAAGAGAGAGCCACAAAAAGCACAAATATAGCTATTTCTAAGCCAAAACCCCAGTCTGGGACACTTGGAGAGTCTGGTATTAAAATTGATTCTGCAAGAGCAGTTTGTATTTTATGAGGTTCTAATAATCCCTCTTTTGATGCTGTTGCGATTTGTGGCATGATGCCACTTGCAGTAAAACCGACAAAAACATATCTGCCCTCAACATCCATTTCTTGCAAAGTTGTTTGTTTGGTATCAACCCAAGAAATCCATTTACGTCCAAGACTGTCTGTTTTTACAGGAGTTAATCCTTGCAC